GAACCACTAACAGAATCAATGATACTAAAGGCTTTGATTAAAGAAGCAAATTTACCAGCTTCAACTTTATTCAAGGCGATTCAAAAAACACTTTCAGACGCCAAATATAATGTAACCCCAGAAAACAAAGGCAATAGAGGGCCAGTACTAAGAACTAATTTTGAAACTTCAAAAAATGTTCAAGCTTTAATTGAAAAAGCGCTAGGTAAATTGCTACCTAAAGATGCTTTTAAAGTACAAGAATTTCAAAAAAACCAAGGAGAATCCAAATCGGGTACGTATCCTACTTATAAAGTACAATTAACTAAAGCCGTAGATGGTTATAAAAAAGGCGAATCAGTTTTTATAGTAAGCACCGTAAAAGAAGGCGCTTCAACAAAAGGAAAGGCTTTAACCCCAAATAAACTAGGACTTACTACAGGTAAATTTAAAACTGCTACCTCATTAGCTAGCAAAATTAAAACAAATGTACCGAACGTTACTAATGATATAGCGCTTCAAGAACTATTAGATAGTTTAGTGGATGATGTATTAAAAGGCGCTGCTAAAGGTCAATTTGCAGATACCGCTGAAATTACTAAATACGATCAACAAATACCGCTAAGCGAAAGAACTAGAAAAGCTCTTACAAAGGTTAGTCCACAAGACGTTGGAATGATTGGATCAGATTTTGGAGAATGTTTAGGAGCAATTGCGCTATTAAAAAGCGTAGTAGATCCAGGATCAGGACTCACATTTCCAGCAGCTGAAGCTAATCCATTAGCAGATTTTCAATTAGACGGATTTAATGTATCTGCAAAATACAACAAAGGCGGAGCAGCAACTATAACAGACACCGTAAAAAATATTAAGCCTGAGCAATTAACCACACCAGGACAAAAATCTTTATATAAATTACTTAAAATTATTATAGAAAAAGACGGAGTTCAAGGTCCTTTAATGGTTGCAAAAGCTTTAAAGTTAGAAGGACTACAAAAACTTTCTGAAATTATAAAAGTACCAGCTGAAGATATTGATGCGCAAAAGATAAACGATTACCTTACAAAAATATTAAAATCTGCAACTACTGACGAACAAAAAGACGCTATTATAAAAAAGAAATTTGGCTCTTTCTTTGAAGCTATTAAAAAAGCCCCAGGTTTTCCTATAAGATGGAGAGACATATCTCCTAAAGCATATTATGGAGTAATTACTTCTCCATTGGCTAATTACGTGGCGGCTTCTTTAAATGCTAGTAAAGTTTATAAGAAAGCTCTAACCGATATAATGAGCAAATCAGAAGTTAAGCAGCTATACTTAACAATGAACGTTAAACAGAATATGGCTAGATTTAATCTGAAGAGTTTTTCCTCAGCTGAATTTGAATTTGAATCCTCATTATCTATATATAAACCAAAAAATAAGAGATTAGCATTTAGAATGCTTTAGTTTACGAGTAATGCGTACTTACCATAAACTTTAGTTAAAAAGTATCAAGGATTTTTATTAGATTGGTTATATGAAAAAGACTACATACGGTGTCATGAAATCCATCGATGGCACAACAATTCACTACATTCAAGATCCAGGTCAAAATAGAAAACCTCACAATTTGAACGGGCCGGCAATGATTTACGCTGACGGCAAAGAGGAATACTATATAAATGGCTTTAAAATTACGCAATCGCAATTTACTTTGTCAAATAAGAAGCGTTCGGCTAAGCAGGAGGAGGAAGAGGCTTAGTGACATATTTATTATAAAATAAAAAACTATGAAAATAGCGATTAAAGTTATTATTGTCTTGTTTTTAGTAGCATGCACTTATTTAATCTTTAAAGAATTTGACGGAGTTAGATTCAAAACCGAAACTTACGAGCACGCAATCGATTCTTTAGCAGTAGAAATCAAAGGATTACATAATCAAAACGATAGTTTAGAAACAACTATTCAAGTGGTAGAAAAAGAGAACTCTGTTTTAGAACAAAAAACTAAAACTTTAAGCGGTAAAATAAAAGAATTAAAAGAAGACAAGTCAGAATTAATTGCGGTAGCAAAAATGAAACCTCACGAAATAGACAGCTTCTTTGTAGATCGATATAAAGAACAATATAAAGTTGTTACAAAAGACACTACTATATTACCAGTGCCAGTTTCTAAAGCTGTTGTAGTTGATTTAGTCGATTTAGATAGAACTAAAACGATAGTTTTAAATCAAGACAGTTTAATCACTAATTTAGAATCTACTGTAAACGGCAAAGATAAAGTTATTGTTACTCTAAGAACTAAAGAGGGTAACTACGAGTCTATTATTCAAAAGCAGGTTCAACAACAGGACAATTACAAAATAATAGTTGAAGGTTTGAAAGGAGATATTAGAAAATTGGATAGAAAAAACAAGTTAAATAAACTTACTAAATTTGGTATGGGAGTTCTAATCGTAGGTCTCGCCGTAACGCATAAATAATGGCAGAAAGTCAGATAGATATAAAAGAAAGGATCAAGCACGAATTTATAACTTGCGCCAAAGATCCGGTGTATTTCATGAAGAAGTACTACATGATTCAACATCCACAAAGAGGTCGAATGCTGTTCGACCTTTATCCGTTTCAAGAAAAAGTGTTAACTTTATTCCAAAAATACCCCGAATCCATAATCAATAAGTCAAGACAGTTGGGTATCTCTACTCTAGTGTCCGCTTACTCTTTGTGGCTAATGGTATTTTCAAAAGATAAAAACGTTCTTGTAATCGCAACTAAGCAGGACACTGCAAAGAACATGGTTACAAAAGTTAGATTTGCTTACGATAACCTTCCTAATTGGATGAAGATCGGAGCCGCAGCAACTTCCAACAACGCATTGAGTTTAAGGCTAACAAACGGATCTCAAATCAAAGCGGTATCTGCAGCAGGTGATGCAGGTCGTTCTGAAGCCGTATCGCTATTGGTAATTGATGAGGCCGCGTTTATCGATAATATTGAAACAATTTATACTGCGGCTAAGATGACCTTGGCTACCGGTGGAGGCTGTATAGCGCTATCGACTCCTAACGGCGTTGGTAACTGGTTTCACAAATCTTACACAGAAGCTCAATTACAAAAAAATAGCTTCTTACCAATCTCGTTACCTTGGAGTGTTCACCCTGAAAGAGCACAAGACTGGAGAGACAAACAGGACCTGGATTTAGGAATTAGAATGGCCGCTCAAGAGTGCGATTGTGATTTCGCAACTTCCGGTAACACGGTAATTCCTCCAGACATTTTAACTTGGTACGAGGCCAACATGATATCAGAGCCCATCAATAGAGAAGGTCAAGAAAAAGCTTTGTGGATTTGGAAATATCCAGAACCCACCAAGTTTTATATGGTAGTTGCCGACGTAGCGAGGGGAGACAGTTTGGACTACTCTGCCTATCACGTTATAGATATAGATAGTTTAGAACAAGTAGCTGAATTTAAAGCCCAGACTGATACCAGGATATTTACAAACGAGCTTATAGCAATATCAACAAGATACAATCAAGCCTTATTGGTAATTGAAAATGCCAATATTGGTTGGGACGTAGTTCAAGGCGTGGTTGAAAGCGGCTACTCAAACATACACTTTAGTCACAGATCGGATGGCAACGCGGACTTAAATAGCTACTTACAAGTGCATTACGGAAACTCTACTTTAATTCCCGGATTCACAATGAGTCCTAAGGTTCGACCTTCTGTATTAGAAAAAATGAGAGATTTCATAGAAAATAAAACGGTAATCATAAGATCCGTTAGACTATTAGAGGAGCTTCGCGTATTTATATGGAAGAATGGTAAGCAACAAGCCATGTCAGGGTACAACGATGACCTTGTAATGGCGTTTTCAATAGGAATGTACTTGAGAGAGACTTCTTTAAGATTCAAAAGAACGGCGCACAGTTTGACAGAAGCCACTTTGAACGCTTATACGAAAGTTGGAGACGATAGTCCAATGTACAATTCTTACGGAAATTACGGTGAAAATCCATGGAAACAAGAGATTGTAACTCCTATGGGAGCTCAACAACAAGATTTAACTTGGCTTTTATAATATAATATTATGGCAGAACAAAAAAAACAAGACAATCTATTTTCGGCGTTAAGGAGATTATTTTCTACCGACGTCATTATTAGAGATTCAGGAGGAAAAAACTTAAACGTAATAGATACTGAGCACATTCAGACTTCTGGTGTGATTCAAACTAACTCGTTAATAGATAGATTCCACAAAGTATACACCACATCTACAGCGTACGGAGTTAACCTTAACCTCGCTCAGAACTACCAATCAGCTCGTGTACAAATTTACGCAGATTACGATGCAATGGATACGGATGCTATCATTGCTTCTGCGTTAGACATTATTGCTGATGAGTGTACTTTAAAGAACGACCAAGGTCAAGTG